CTCGCCATAGTGCGGGCTGTTTCGCTGTAAAATGCTAGATATTTATTTCTGTCCCGTTCTTGAAAACAAAATTCATATCGTCGGCGCTATTGACTGTCACGTGCTCAATCATACTGTGCCAGAGGAGTGGATCAAAATCTGTGAGCAGTTCATCTTGTTTCTTGAGTTCATCGAGGAAAGCAGCTAAAGTCTGGCGTCTAGTCACTTTTTCTTTAATCTGCACGGATACGTTTCCTAAATCATCTTTTGTGGTGTCAAACCTCTGTACCAAGCCATCGTATCTTCGTTGGTATTCTCCTTGGTCTAAGGCAACATTGGCATTTTCATTTATGCATTGCTGTATCAGCTCAGTGACAATCTCCATTTCATTCTGAAGCTCGACCTGTTTGGTTTCTAAGGGACCAGTGTCATAAAGAACATCTTTCATGGATTCGAAGTTTGCTATGATTTCATCCTTGTCTTCCAGGAGCTTATTAGTAGCCTTCACGAAGAGTTCTTTTATAGTATCTTCATCAAGGTGGGGAGTGGAGCATTTTTGCTGTCCGTTGAACTTGTGGTTGCATTGCCAAACTGTGCGGCGGTATTTGCTATTTGAATGCCACACCTTTGAACCATACCAGCTTCCACATGAGCCGCATTTTATCTTACCAGAGAATATATGAACACCGCTGTGACGATTGTTTGCAGGGATTCTCTTTTCTAACTCGTTCTGGACCAGGTCGAAGACCGCTGGCTCAATAATCGCTTCATGGTTATTTTCAACATAGTATTGAGGAATTTCTCCCTCGTTGGCTTTCTTCTTTTTGGTTAGAAAATCTACAGTGTAACTTTTCTGCAAAAGCGCATCACCTTTATATTTCTCATTTGTGAGGATGCGCTTGATGGTGCCTGCGTTCCATTTATCTTTCTTCCCGGGTGATAAAATGCCGTCTGCTGTAAGCTGCTTGGCAATACCGTAAGGCGTCATGCCCTGTAGGAACATGCTGAAGATTCTCTGGATTATAACCGCTTCATTGGGGTTCAAGACAAGGTTGCCATCTTCACCTCGATCGTAACCGAGGAAGTGTCCGAAGGGAACCGTAACCTTCCCGTCTGCAAATCTTTTGCGTTGTCCCCATGTGACGTTCTCTGAAATGCTCCGGCTCTCTTCCTGGGCAAGGGATGACATGATGGTAATTAGAAGTTCACCTTTAGAATCTAGGGTCCAGATATTTTCCTTCTCAAAATAAATCTCGATTCCTTTTTCTTTCAATTGGCGAACAGTGGTGAGGCTATCCACTGTGTTCCTTGCAAATCGACTAACTGACTTGGTAACGATGAGGTCAATCTTGCCGCTTAAGGCGTCCTGGATCATGCGCCTAAAGCCTTCACGCTTTTTGGTGTTGGTACCGGATATCCCTTCGTCAGTATAAACCTTCACGAACTCCCAATCTTCCCGACTCTTAATAAAATTGGTGTAATAATCGACCTGCGCCTCATAGCTTGTGAACTGTTCTTCGCTGTCTGTGGATACGCGAGCGTAACCAGCTGTGCGGCGTTTTCTTTGCTCGTTAATTGGCGTGGAAGAAAACTGCCTGAGAGTAGCAGGTATGGTTTTAACGTTTTTAGTTGTCTTTGGTTTGCTCATGCTTTTTCCTCCATGCCTCTCTCAATTTCTCACCTTGACGTTTCTTTCGTTCCTCTGACCAGGCTGGCTGTCTGCGTTTGAATTGCCATTGCTTTGTGATCTTACTGCCGTCCTTCAGATTAAAGAGAAGGTCTGTGTTGGAAACAACAGTGATGTTATCAATTGTCTCTTTAAAGAGATCTTCATCAAACTCTTCAATGGAAAGGACTTCACTAGATATAGATTTTAAAAGGTTCTCTTCTAAGCCGCTGTGGCCACAATCATTGTGAGGCGGACAGCGCCAGTGGTGAGCTTTCTCTCCACTTACGCGGGTGCTGGTATTTCTGCGTAGGTTTTGGCCGCACTTACTGCAGTTTATTTTTCCTGTGAAGCAAGTGATTTTTCCAGAGCTTCTTGGATTCTTTTTACTGTGGGCTGACTTTGCAGCGCGAGCTTCAGGTGTCCACCAATCCTTCCTGGCGGTAGATTTCCAATGTTGAATAATAACGCCACCGTCATGTAAATGAAAGATGAGTTCATCTGTTCCATGCACCACAACTTTTTCAACTTGATCAAGGAAAAAATCTTCATCAAATTCTTCTAAGCCGAGTACTTGGGCACAGACACCCTGGAGTATCTTCTCTGGGATGTTTTTGGCGCTGCATTCTGACACGCCTTTACGGTCTTTAGTCTGGCAAGTCCAAATGTAATAAACATCACTTGAATGCTTGCTTTGTCTTTTGCCGCTGCGCCTATAGCTGACACCACAGTTTCCACACTTTATCTTGCTTGTAAAGCAGGTGGTGTTGATTGATGGATTTGCGAAAACACCTAACGTTCTACGCCTTGCGATTTCAGCTTGTACCTTTTCATAAGTTTCTAAGTCAATTATGGCTTCATGAGAATCTTCTACCCAGTACTGTGGGAGTTCTCCGTTGTTGGGCTTTAACTTGTGTGTGATATGGTCCTCAATAAAGCCCTTCTGTAAAAGCATGTTACCGGTATACTTTTCGTTCTTAAGAATTGCCCGAATTGAGGTGTTTGAAAAACGTCCGCCGGTGTATGATTTGACGCCCATTTCTTCAAGCTGAACTTCAGTTTGCTCGGCGGACATTCCTTTGAGAAAATTGCCATAAATCAGTTTTACAATCTTGGCTTCTTCTGGCTCTACAACAAACTGCTCTCCATTCCAGCGATAGCCATAAATACTAAATGAATTAGGCTTTCCTTTCTGGAAATTCCTTCGAATAGCCCATTTTACATTTTCACTTGTCGAGCGGCTTTCTTCCTGGGCAAAGGAAGCAAGGATGGAGAGCATCAGCTCACCGTCGCCACTCATTGAATTGATATTTTCTTTCTCGAACCTTACCTCAACTCCGATATCTCGAAGGTGACGTACTGTTTCCAGTAGGTCTACGGTATTTCTAGCAAATCGCGATATGGACTTGGTTAGTACAATATCGATCTTGCCTGCATCACAATCTTCCAGCAGTCGCTTGAACGCATCCCGGTTCTCAGTCGTACCTGAAATCCCTTCGTCTGCGTATACACCTGCATATTCCCATTCACGATGAGTCTGGATGTATTTGCTATAAAAGCTGACTTGAGCTGAAAGAGAGTGTAACGTTCTGCCTTTTTCTTCAGAAACTCTCGCATAAGCAGCAACCTTTTTTCTTGTAGGCATTACCGGAGCGGAAGGTTCGATCTTATTGATTTTCCGCATAAACTCACTCCTTTCAACACTATACATCACTCTAAAAGGCTATGAAGTCAAGTTAATGTGAGAGAATAGTGTACCTAGTAATGGCTTGTATTTTTCAAGAAGAAGCTCATCGATTATGGCAAATTCCTCGGGGGTAATTATGCTTTTTTCAAGCATAGATTTTGCAATAGAAAGACTTGATTGGTATTGCTTTTCAGCTCTGAATTGATCGTCTGTCATAGTACATCACCGCCTTTGAAGCGGTCGGTTATATAGCAATCATGAGAACAATATTTTCTCTTTGAATTGCCATAAGATGTAAACGAGCTGCTGCAAAAAGCACAGGTGAAGGAGTAGATGGCTTTCTTTTTGACCTTGTCCTGATTCGAGTTCCACCACGTAACACGACAATCTTGGTTACAGAATTTCAATTTCTTTTTTCCTGAGATCTGTATAAGCTCCTTACCACACTGTTTACAGTATTCCTTATCGGGAGTAACGGTAGTGGTGGCATTGGCTTTTATCCCTCCAAGATTATTTCTTTGGCAGTGGGAAGTAACAGTACTTTTTGAAAGACCTAGGGCTTGAGCGATTGTTGCATAGCCGAATCCTTTACTTCTAAGGTCAGCTATTTGATTTTTTTGTTCTCCAGTCATTATTAATCCTCCAATCGGAGGGTAGAAATCCCTCTCACCATTCACAGGACAGAAGAGGGCATATTGAGTACTGAAAAATAAAAAAATGCCGCCAAGTGCAAGAGAAGCACCTAGCGGCAAAGAATTAATTATTCAATTTTAATAAAGGCATCAGTAAAGCCTGCAGCTTTTACTCTGGCGAGCATAGCATCAGCATTGGTCTTAACGCTGTAAGCCCCGACCTGAACCCTGTAAAGTTTCTGAGGCGTGGGAGTGGAGGGAGCAGGAGCTGTCAGTAGCTTTTTTACGTCAGCTCTGAAAGTGTCCATACTCTTACCAAACTTTGAGAACCAGTGCTTAGGGTCGCCATGATTACTTGCGATTTTCTTTTGATAGCCTTCGTAGTGGCCGATGATGTCTTTCTCAGTCAGGTCATAGAGTTTGCAAAGGTAAGCACAAAGCTCTGTGGCTTCCTTGTAAACTGTATTGAAATAAGAGGCGTCGGACAGGTTGTCTTCACAGATTTCAAATCCGATGTGACTGTTGTTGGCGTCACCACCTGCATGCCAGCCTCTATGGTCCCAGGGCAGAGTCTGATAAGTAGCGATGGTGCCATTTTTAAGCTTTCCGATAAAGGCATGGACACAGACTTGTCTGCCACTTGGTCTATGCTGATTCCAATGATTGTTGTACTGGTTTTCTCCCAGGATGCCATCATCTGGACCAACGTATCTACGAAGATAGGGGTTGTTGGCTCCGGTACTGTGGACCATGATACCTTTGGGCTTGATTTTTTTACCTGCTTTATAGCATTCATTTTCTGTGAGAATCAGTTTTTTTAGGTTCATAGATTTTCCCTCCTACGATTTGTTGCAATCTATAGATAAATAAAAACGCCATAGGTCTCTGCCTATGACGCTTCTACTAGAATAGGTATTCTTGCTCGGTTATGTCGTCTTCATTTAAGTCTCTTGTCTCATTTTCTTTCCCGCAAACTGGGCATGTACCATAATAATCTCTAAATGTTAAACTCCCTTCCAAGTGCATCAAATACTTCACTAAGATTAATGTTGCCCCACAATGGCATTTCATTTTGGTCACTGTCATCCCCTC